TTCCAGAGGTCGCCAAGGCCCACGTAACCCGCCGATTCGGGCGCTTTCTCCGGGGAGGGTGGCGCGGTGGGCTTGGGTACGTCGGGCAGACTGGCGAAATACTGATCGAGTTGCGCGCGCGTGGGCGATGCGCCCAGCCGAGGCATCCCCATGCGCGTCGGCGCGGAAAGATCGCCCAGAGAACCCGACACATCCGCCGATGGTGGACTGGCGGCCAGCGAACCCAGCGAAGCCAGGCCGCTCGAAGGTTGCGGCGCGGGAGCCGCGAAACGAGGGTCGTCCCACCACGCAGCCATGTCTTTGTCCTAAGTTCCTATTGCGCGGGTTGCTGCTGCGCCATGAGCGCGGCCAAGGGGTCTGGTTTGCTGAAGAGTTGATGGTAAAGCCCCGTCAACTGATTCAGGTAGGCGGTCACCTTGGCTTGCTGTTCCGGCGTCTGCGCATGGGGTAACGCCTGATTCGCTTCCAGAATCTGGCCAATAAGCGCCGCTTTCTGCTGGCTTTCCGAGGGCGGTTTCGGCGCGGCCTCTTGGCGCAGCTTCGCGATTTCCGCCAGTCCGCGTTGTTGATCCATGGGCCATTGCTGCGCCCATCGATTCTGCTCGAACTGTTGCCGCTGCTGATCCTGCAAGAGTTGCTGCGCCTGGAATGGCGTCAAGCTGTTGCTGCTCGGCCCGGCGCTCTCCAGGTACGTCGCCGTGGGGGGTTGGCGATTCAGCAGCGCCAGGCCAGCTTGCAGCAAGGCGTTGCGCTGGCCTCGGTAAACGCCCGGTTGCGCGGCCTGGTTCAGATAGCTTTGCGCCTGTTGCGCCTGCATGGCTTCATCGCCGTAGTATCCGCCCGGCGTGCCAAAGGATACCAGATTGCCAAACGCGCGCCCGGCCTGACCCGTCGTGATGCCTGGATTTTGCGCCTCGCGCAAGTCGCGTAGCGCCGCGATTTGCCGGTTGTACGCGGCCACATTGGCGGCAGTGGCCGCTTCTTGGGATAGACCTTGCGTTTCCTGGGCACCGGCATAGCCCAGCGTTCCTCCGCGTGGCATCCCCTGAAACGTCGCAAGGCCCGGCTGTTGGCCACCCATGGCGGTCACGCCAGGAATGGCATAGCCGGTAGACCCATACGATCCAGAGGATATTCCGCCATACGGGTTCGGTGGGCCAACCACGTCCGCGAGCGTGGGCACTTGGCGAAAATAGTTCGCGTCCTGCTGCGGTGGATAGGCCATGGCCGATCCGTTCGGGAAGGGCAACGCGGCCAGATTGGAGGGCGGCCCAGGCGTGGCGTCGAACGAATTTAGCGCGGATGGTGCGGAGGAAGTCATGCGCGCGGCGCGGGCCGTCTTGCCAGCAACCGAAGCCAATCCAGCCGACGGCGCGGAAGGCGGAGTAGCCGGATTTCCCGCGCTCGTCCCCGCATTCGCCGCCGATGAAGGGCCTGGCGGCGTAGGGCGAGGGGCATAGAGTTGCCGATAGAAATCCTGATCCGTTCGGGGAAACTGGGATGGCATCGGCCCCGTGGGCGGCATCGGCGTCGGATACAGCGCGTTATAGACGTAGGGGTTGGTTTCCGTGCGCCCCTGCTCGCGGTCCATTCGCGCGCGCAGCTTCGTCGCCTGCGTGGTTGCGCTATCTGGCAACCAGTCATAGAGCTTGGAAAGCTGTTCGGCGCCCCAGCGCGCCGCGTTGGAAAAAGGCGTTATCGCGCCCAGGGCAATATCTCGATTTTGCTGATCCGCCATGTCGCTTGGATAGCGATTCGCCATATCCGCGAGCGTGCCGCGTGGTGGCGGTTGCGTGCCGAATAACTGTCCCCATTGACTCATGTCGGTCGCTCCTTAATAGGGAATGGCCATGCTGGTGCCCCCATAATCGCGCCAACCGCGTTGGGTCAGCGCGCTTGGACGTGGCCCGAAATAGCGCGTGAAGGCCGCTTCGTATTGCTGCGGCATGGGCAACTGATAATCCGCGTCCCGTTTCTGACCGGCCTGATAAATTACCCACTCCAACAACAACGGATGTGAAAACTCCTCCAGCGTGGGACTGTCCGTGTCATCCGCGAGTGGATCAGGGTATTGCCGCGTCTGCAACAACAGCGTCGCGGGGGCAATGGGAGTTGGCCAGACCGTGAAGATGTTCCCTTCCAAAAAAAAGCGATCCGGAGTTCCAGTCGCCGCCAGCCATGCGCTGTATTGCAGGTCCATGCGTTCCCGGGTCGTACGCACGAGCATCCTTCCCGTGGAGAATCGGGCACTCAGGACATAGCCAAAGGAACCCGTGAGGGCATATTCCGCCTGTCCAGCCAGCAAGGCCACGGTGACCGCAACGGATTNNTCGGCGTCGGACCATCCATAGCCCTCAACAAGGTCATCGAGCCTTGCGCGGGCGGCCTCGCGTAGCTCGGCGCGGTTCATGGGCCGGTTCCTCCATGGGAGATGAAGTGGGTTCGGAAACAGGGGCGGAAACGACACGCGGCGCAAAGGGGATTTCGATCATATCCCCCCGCGCCGCCAGCAATGCCGTCCACGGGTAAATCGCCCCCGACGGGGATTGGCGCAGGTAACGCGGAGGGAGCTTCACCCGATCCGGCCTCAATAGAGGTTGCAGTCGAACAGGAGCGCCTTCACCTTAAGCACGCCCGACGTGATGGTGGCGGCGGTGTTCTGCTTAAAGTCGATGGTATCCGCCACCGTGTAGAACTTGCCCAGGGACATTCCTTCCTTGGTCGTGTTCGGCGTCGCCTCGTTGAAGGTAGTCTGCCAGGAGCAACCATCATTGACCGTCGCCATGGAGGCGCCGTCCACATAACCGTCCGTGACATCGCCATCGCCCAGATCAAAATCGGTCAGCGAGGCGTTGGCGGTCGTCACCTTGAACGCGATAGCCAGCACCAAAGCGTTCGCCGGAATTTGGATCAACTGCACGATGTCATTCTGCACCGTGCCGGAACCGCTGTTGATCTTCGAGAAATCCAGGGTCGCCTCAATTGGATAGGCCCCCGCGAAATCATTCGGGAACGTGGTGGCCCCGCTCCCCTTCACTACGCTATACGTACTCATCGAACCTCCTTACGCCTTGTAGCCGTAGAGATGGCCAATCGCGGCGGGATAGGTGACCTTGAACCCATACACGCACAGTCCGCGAATCACCTCGCCGAAAGACCGCTCGGAGGGAAGGCGGGTGATTTTCCCCTGCGGAATCTGCGAGGCAAAGGCCAGCCCCTTAGCGTGGCCAAACAGCATGTTGTAGCAGCTATGGCCGCCGTCGCTGACGATGGAGAGCAGGTTACTGCTGTAGACAGTAAACCGGTCGATCATGCCAACGCGACCGTTGCGCATGATCGACGTGCTGTCCCCGGCCAAGCTGGCATCCTTCAGGTCCGACTTTTTGATGGCTCCCACGAGCGTCGGCGGCAAAATGATCCAGCGGTCCATTTCTGGAACGTTGTTCTCGTCCAGAGCCGTGCCGCAGTCCACCAGCACATCCAGGACATTGGTCTTGTCGATGGCCAGCGGAGTGCCAGTGACGCCCAGATTCAGGCTGGCGCTGCGCTTACCAGCGGTCAATCCCTTGTTCGTGCTGGCCGCGTCGGCATAGACGGTGCCCAGCACGTTCGTATCGACCTTGATCTTCATTTGCTCGGCGGCGTCCTGCGAAAACTTACTGATCCAGTCGATGTCTGCCTGGACCTTGTCCACCTCGTCCACGTAGACGCCCCAGTAATGGCCGTAGTTAATGGGGAGCACCACGTTGTCCGACTCCGGGTGTTCATAGACCAGGTCTTGGCCTTTCTCGTAGTCGCGCACGGTGATCGTGGGGATTTGGCGGATGTTGACCTCGCCGCCCTTGTCGCGAATCTCGCCTTCCCAATCGGTATTGGAAATCGCGGCGATGACGCACGCATCGTAAAACTTGACGTTGACCTTCGTGGACCAGACCGCTGGAATCCACGAGCCACTGTACTGCGGATTACCCGCTGAAACCGGATAGGCCATGCTGCTGCACCTCTAGGAAAAACGCGCTGTCTCCCGACAGTGCTACTCAAAACTCAGGGAATGCCGATGCGAGATTCTCGCATGGCGGTATCAATTTCTCGTTCCAAATCGCTCGCCTCCTTGCGCCGCCCCTCCAAGTTCAACCGTCGAACCCTGTCCCCCATTTCGACGATTTGCGCGGGCGAATAGCTCGGCTTTTCCGGCGGAGGCGTTCCCGTTCCTGCCGCTCGGCGAGGCGTCGGCGCGGGTCTTGACAATGGCGTGGCGGGGGGCGTTGGCGCGGGCGGCGCGTAGGCGCGCAGCAGCGCAATGAACCCAGCCGCATTGTAATTCCTGGCCAGTTCACGCGCCTGATCCAGTCGCGTTTGTTGCGCGCCGGGCCAGGACTCACTGAGCCACTGGTTAAGGACCGGATCGTGCTCCATGCTGGCGTAATCCGGGAACGCCTGGCGAACCTGGCTCCAAAACGTTTGTTCGGAAGATTGGTGCGCCGCTTGGGCCATTCCCGCCACACGGCTTTCCATTTCCGCCTGCTTTTTCGCCATCCATTCCTGAATCGCCTTGGCCCCGTCTTCCCCCAGATAGTCCACCAGGGAGGCGGCATCCCCCAAGGGAGTCGTGGGAGTGGGAGAGGCTGGCGCGGCTGGTTCTGGTTGACGCGCTGCTACCAACTGCGCGGCACGGTCCCGCCAGTACGCAGATTCGTCCAGGGCGCGGCGAATCTCCGTATCGTATTTCCCCTTGAGCACTTCATACTTGTGCTGCCAGTGGGATTCTCCCTCGTCTTCCGGCGGCGTGGACGGCGGAGCAGGGGATTCATCGCCCGGTTCTTGGGGGGGCGGAGTCTCCGAGGCGGGCGGCGGATCGGCGTTCGTTGCTCCCGTGGGATTCAACATTTGGCGGAACTGCTCCTCCGCCGCTTTTTCCGCGTCCAGCATGGCTTGTGGGGTTGGCATTGCGAGTCCTTTTCGGGTGTTCGCGGGTTAGAAAATAGTCGGCGAGCCAGAGGTCTTCGCCGACCGATGAAGCTCCTGAACATTAGCCAGCAGCGTGATTAAGTCCTGTGCCCAGGTGGCCGCGCCACACCGATGCGCATCCGCCGTGCTGATCGCCTCTCGCGTCAGCTTGGCGCTTTCCTGCGTGAGCCACTCGATCAGCACGGCATATTCCCGCCGTTCCGCCAGGTGCGCCAGGTCCGCGAGTTGCGTCAGGGTAGGCATCATGCGCGCGATTTCTCGTTAACCGTAGTTTGCGGTCACCAATTTGCTGGATATTACCGTGATGCCGTTAGGCAGTTGAGCGGCCACGTAGAATCCGGTTTTCGCGGAATCGGTGATTTCCAGGATATAGATTCCCGTCGCCAGGGTATTCACCTGGAGCGCCTTCTTGGCGGTCAATACGCCGAGGTCCGTTCCGCTGGCGGACTTGGCTTGCACCGTTCCGCTGGCAGACGTAGCCGTCAGCCCCACGCCCGTCGCCGCATCAGAGAGCCAGATCGTCAGAGGCCATACCGCCGCGAGCGTCGTTCCAGCGCTGTTTTTCACGGTAATGGTTATGTTCGCGATGTTGGTACTGCCCGCCGCCGCCGAGATCGTCAGCGCCGTGGGAAGTTCTATCGCGGATGCGCCGACCTTTACTCGTTGTGCGGTCAGTAGGTCAGAGGATAGTTTCGTAATTTTCGCGTCTTCGCGCCAAGCCATACCAACCTCCGGGAGTCATCAAACGAAAATCCTGTCCAGCGACGGGTTGGCCGTCTGGCCCAAGTTCCGCGCTGCTGGGCGGGGAGGGTAATGCGCCGACCGGCATGGCCTGCGGCGCGGGATTGGGCGAAGCGGCGCTGGCCGCGTTCGCCGAAAGCTGTTGCTCCATTTCCTCGCGAGTCGGGGCAATGTCGTCGGGTTCCATGTACAGCGATTCCGCCACGCCACGCAGTAGTTCAGCGCGCCGGCCAATACCCATGATTTGCAGGTCTACGGGATTGTTCGTGGCCTGCAAGAACTCGTTGCGCCGAATCTGATTCTGTTCACGGACCAGTAGCCGCGAACTGCCCAGCGCATCCACCTGGCAATCGCCTTTCACAGAATCATCAGGATAGTAGAGCATGGCATAACGGAAAAAACCACGGATCAGCGGTTCAATGATACCAGTGTCCACGTTTCCGATGATCGCCTTAATCCCCTTGGTCGCCGCGCCCATCAGCATGGACAGCCCGGATGCGGTATTTCCCGCGCCGCCGACCGAAGAAGTGCCTTGCACGTAGGCCGGAATATTGGTGATTTCGTCCGCGATGCGAGTCCATCGCTCGTAAATCTGCATCAGTTCCAGCGCGTGCATGTCGGGCTGAAAAAACGTAATGGGTGGGGCATTCGATGAGCCGTTGCCAAACTTCCCGGTGTTGAACCGCCAGACTTTCCAGGGCCAGATTCGAGAGCCGTCCTCACCAACAGGCATTTGTTCCAGGTCAACTCCCACCTGCGGGCCAGACGCAAACGCCATGTTGTTTGCGAGGGCGCGCGCCGCTGCGTTGATCAGCGTTTGTGCGTCCTCCATCAGTTCGGGGATACCGACGCCCCAGAAACTTCCCGGGCGATGCCGATAGACCGCTTTTTGATAGGGGCGGTCCAGCATATGCGGCTCCTTGATTTCCACGCGCACCACATGACCGCCAATGAGCCACGCTTCCACCGCATATTCAGCGAGAGGTTCCACCGAGCGAAGGCCCCAATCACGCAGGAGTTTACCTTGCAGTTCGCCCCAGTAGATGAGCGCATCTAGCTTTTCGGAATACTGGCCGCCGTCCACCCGTTCCGCGAGATCGGCGCGAACGGAATCGACCGAGGTCCATTCCCGCAATCCCCCGTTCCCGTGTTCGGTCAGCACCGCATCGATTTCGCTGGAGTTCCAGCTTTCCACACCCTTTAGGGCCGCCAATGAAGCGCGCGAAATCGGGTATTTTTCTAGCAGGTAGCTCGCGTCATCGATGCTGGTAGCATCGTCGGACGGGTAGAAATCCAGCGGAGAAACCCGCTCCACGGCGGGATACTGTATTTCGGCTTCCTGGCAGGACCACTGTCCTTGCGCATCTACGATCCACTGCAATTCGCGGCGAACGCGCACTACGGGAGATCTCAGAATGGCCGTGCCAAACGTCACGAAATCCCAGTCCAGCGCTTGCCCCAGTTCGCCGGAGAAGTCGCACTCGCGCAGATAATCGTCAATCACGCCTTCCATGCGCGATGCGCGCCGCCGCGCTTCGGA